GCACCGTATCGCAAAAGAAGGCGCAACCACCGATGGCCGCACCATCAGCGCCGAATGGCTCACCCAAATGGCCGCCAACTTCGACCCCGCCAAGTACGGCTGCCGGGTCAATATGGAACACATCAAAGGCCTGCTGCCGGATGGCCCCTTCAAAGCCTACGGCGACGTGACCGCGCTTAAAACCGAGGCAGACGACGACGGCAAGCTCGGCCTTTATGCCGAGATCGACCCCACCGACGAACTCAAGGCCATGGTCGAAAAACGCCAGAAGGTCTACACCTCCATGGAGATCGACCTCGACTTTGCCGGTACCGGCGAAGCCTATCTGGTCGGGCTGGCGGTCACCGATTCCCCCGCCTCGCTGGGCACCTCGATGCTCAAGTTCAGCGCCTCCGAGGGCGAAAACTCACCGCTGGCCGCCCGCAAACAGCGCCCAGAGAACCTCTTCTCCGAAGCACTGGAAACCGACCTCTCCTTTAGCGATGAACCGCAAGGCCCTTCGCTGGCCGAGCGCGTCAAAGCGCTGTTCAAAAAGCAGGACGCCAAAAGCGCCGCCGGTTTCGAGGCCTTCCGCAGCGAGCTGGAAGAGACCCTTGGCCTGTTCGTGGAAAAACACCAGGCACTCAGCGACGCCCTGAAAAAGCGCCCCACCCAAGCCGCCTTCAACGAGCTCAAAAGCGCCCACGAGACCCTGAAAAAAGAGTTCGACGCGCTCTACTCCCAGCTCGACAGCACCCCCAACCGCCCGGCCCGCACGCCTGCCACCGGCGGCGACACCGACCTCGAAACCGACTGCTAAGAGACGCCCATGCGCAACGATACCCGCAAGCACTTCAACAACTTCGCCGCCCAGGTAGCGAAGCTCAACGGCGTCCCCGACGCCACCCAAAAATTCGCCGTCGATCCCAGCATCCAGCAGCGGCTGGAGAAGCGCATCCAGGAATCCAGCGACTTCCTTTCGCGCATCAACATGGTCGGCGTCGATGAGCTGAAAGGCGAAAAACTCGCCCTCGGCGTGACCGGCCCCATCGCCGCCCGCACCAACGTCGCCAACCAGGACCGCCAAACCCGCGACCTCACCACACTGGACGCCCAGGGCTACGAGTGCCGAATGACCGAATTCGACACCCACCTGGGGTACGCCAAGCTGGATGCCTGGGCCAAGTTCCCCAACTTCCAGGCCATGGTGCGCGATGTCATCGTTCGCCAGCAGGCGCTGGACCGCATGATGATCGGCTTCAACGGCACCTCCGCCGCCGCGCACACCGATCCGGTGGCCAACCCCTACCTCCAAGACGTCAACATCGGCTGGCTGCAGCACTACCGCACCCAGTCTCCCCAGCGCGTGATGAAAGACGGCAAAACCAACGGCAAAGTGCTGATCGACCCCACGGCTAACGCCAACGAACCCGGTATCGTAGGCGACTACGCCACGCTCGATGCTCTGGTCTACGACGTGGTGAACAGCCTGATTGACCCCTGGTTCCGCCGCCTGCCGGGGCTGGTGGTCATCCTTGGCCGCAACCTGATGTCGGATAAGTACTTCCCGCTGCTCAACCAGCTACCGCCCAGCGAGCAGCTCGCCGCCGATCTGGTCATCAGCCAGAAGCGCATCGGCGGGCTGCAAGGCATGGATGTGCCCTTCTTCCCCGATAACGCGCTGATGGTCACCACCCTGGATAACCTCTCGGTCTACTGGCAGAACGGCGCCCGTCGCCGCTTCGTCACCGAGAACCCCAAACGCAACCGCATCGAAAACTACGAATCCTCCAACGACGCCTACGTGGTGGAAGACTTCGGCGCGGGCTGCCTGGTGGAAAACATCGAGCTGTCCCCAGCAGCGCTGAACGGTTAAGGAGACACGATGACCAGCCCAGCCCGCCGCCACTTTGAACGCGTCAGCGCGGCCCTCGCCGCCGCTGACGCGGGAGAAGCCCCCATGCAAGGCGAAGCGTATGAGCTGATGCAAGCCGCGCTGTTTGAAGACTACCGCCTGCTCAAATCCACCCAGTCCATGGAGCGCAAGGCCGAGATCAAGCGCGAGATCCTGCCCAAGTACGCCGAGTACATCACCGGCGTGCTGGAAGCGGGCCAAGGCGCGCAAGACGACGTGCTGATGCGCGTGATGCTCTGGCGCATTGATGCCGGTGACCTCGCCGGGGCCATTGCCATCGCCAAGTACGCCACCAAGCACGGCCTTACCCCGCCGGACCAATTCGAGCGCGGCACCGCCGCCATCATCGCCGAGGAAGTGGCCGATCAGGCACTGAAGCAGCTGGATGAAGAAGGCGCAGACACCACCGCCCTGCTTGTGCATCTGGTGGATGTGGAAGCGCTCACCCGGGATGCGGATATGCACGACCAGATCCGCGCCAAGCTGCACAAAGCGCTGGGTTACGCCTGCCGGGCCACCGGCCAGCTAGACGACGCCCAGCACCACCTGGAACGCGCCCTCGCGCTCAACGACCGCATTGGCGTGAAGAAAGACCTCGAACGCCTGGAACGAGAACGCAAACAGAACGCTGCCGCTGCGCCCACGGGCTAGCGGCCAACCGAGTCGACCGCCGACGTCAGGGGGCGCGACGTAAGAGCCAGGCGTTTTAACGCCCACGCTCGAACGCCGCCCACCCCCTTCTTATTCAAGTGAGGGAACCGATGAGCAGCTTTATCTCGGCAGGCACACCCAAAAGCGACACCACCGAGCAGCCGCTCGACGGCCCGCTCGAAAACAACGGCTTCTGGCCGGACATCCAGCCCAGCGACTTTCGCGCCACGCACCGGCTAGACAGCACCATCACTCAGCCGCGCATCGAAAGCGCCCTGAAGGCCGCCATGATCACGGTCAACCGCGTGCTGCGCCACTGGCAGCAGGCCAAGGTCGAAGCGGGTTACCCCACCATGGCCTCGCTGCCCATTCCCGTGTGGCAATCGCCGGAAGTGTTCAACGTGCTCTATCTGCGCGCCGTGTACTCCACCGCCCACGCCAGCCTGCTGGAGCACTACTCCGATTATGACGCCACCAACAGCGCCCGGGAGCGCGGCGAACAGCTCCAAGCCCCCGCCGATGGCTACCGCCGCGACGCCGCCTGGGCGATCAGCGAGATCGAAGGGCGGCCACACAGCACGGTCGAGCTGATATGACCCGCTCTCAATCAACCACCGTTCGCGCCCAACAGCACGACACCCTGGATGCCATTTGCTACCGCGTCTACGGCACCACCCGAGGCGTCACCGAGCAAGTGCTGGCCGCCAACCCCGGGCTGGCAGAACAGGGGCCGGTGCTGCCTCACGGCACGCCGGTCACGCTGCCTGCGCTGCCCCAGGCCACCCAACGCGCCCCCACGGTGAACCTGTGGGATTAACTTTCTAAACCGCCGAGGCCCGAATGAGCCACCACTTTGAAATCACCACCGAAAGCGCCAAAGCCGCGCCCCCGGCCATCGTCTCGCTGCTGCACGTCGGCGGTATGACGCCTGCCGACTGGGTCACGGTGCTAACGCTGCTCTATCTCGCGCTACAAATCGGGCTGCTGATTCCCCGCTATCTCACTCGCTTACGTGACTATTGGGAGAACCGCCGTGGGTCTTAAAACCAAGCTCGGCGTCAGCCTGGCTGCCGGGGCCATCAGCATCGCCACCGTCGTGGTGTCGTTTTATGAAGGGTACGAACCCACCGCCTACCGCGACCCCGTGGGTATCCCGACCATCTGCTATGGCCACACCGCCACGGTGCGCATGGGGCAAACGCTCAGCCAGGAAGAATGCACCGCCCTGCTGCAGCAGGATCTCCGCGATGCCTTCGCGGTGGTGGATCGCCGCGCCCAGGTCGAGCTACCGGAACCCACCCGCGCCGCGCTGGCCTCGTTCGTTTACAACGTGGGGGAAGGCAACTTCGCCCGCTCCACCCTGCTGCGCAAGCTCAACCAAGGCGATCTACGCGGTGCCTGCCACGAGCTCAGCCGCTGGGTCTACGCCGGTGGCCGCAAGTTGAACGGTCTGGTCAGCCGTCGCGCTACCGAGCGGGAACTGTGCTTGGCAGGCTTAGCACAGGAGACCACCCCATGACCCGCCTGCTCGCCGCCCTCGCCATCCTGGTGCTTGTGCTGCTGGTCACCTGGGCGCTGTGGCAGCGCACCCACGCCGCCGAAGCCCGCGCCGAACTGGCCGAACAGCAGCTCGCCCAAGCACAGCAGCGGGAAGCAGAAAGCAAAGTGGTCATCAATGCGCTGTGGGAAAACGCCATGCGCCTAGAGAGCCAGCGCCGTGCCCTCGCTCAGCAGCAGGCCACACTCACCCGCACAGCGGCCAACCGCCTAGCCACCATTGAGGAGCTACACCGTGAAAATGCACAACTTCGCGCTTGGGCTGGCTCTCGCCTGCCTGATGCTGTTATCCGGATGCGCCGCCGCCCCGCCGTCACCGGTGCCGACGCTTATCATCAATCAGTGCGCGACCCCCAGCCCCTGCACGCTCCCCGCGAGTAACCCCGAAACCAACGGCGAACTCGACCTGCAGCTAGAACGCACCGAAGCCGCCTGGGCACAGTGCGCCGCCGAGGTCGATGCCATCATCGCCTGCCAAGAGGCCCACCATGCAGAAGCTCCACCGGCTACGCGCACACCTGATTAACGCGGTACCCACCCTGGCGAAAGACCCCGAACGGCTGCTCACCTTCGTGGAAGAAGGCAGCATCGCCTTTCGCCGTGGCCCCAACCTCACCCACGAATACCAGTTCACCGCCCAGCTCGTGCTCACCGACTTCAGCGCGAACCTGGATACCATCATCGTGCCGCTGCTGCAGTGGCTGGCCGAGTACCAGCCCGATGCCGACCCCGCTGATGCCATCCGCTTCGAAGCCGAGATCCTCAGCCACCAATCGGTGGATGTCGCCCTGCGGGTAACGCTCAGCGAACGGGTACTCGCCAAGGTGGAATGCGCGACCGGGCACATTAAGGTCGACCGCGCCCTGCCCCGGTTTGAATCCACCGGCTGCCCGGATACCCGTTGGCAGCTACTGATCCGCGACAGCGAAGCCCAGGAGGAGTACACCCTGGTAGCCGAATGGGACGGCCCGAATGGCGGATAACCTGGAAGCACTCGAAGAGTGGGTCGGCCCGCTGCTCGCCCAACTGGACATCAAACAGCGCCGCGCACTGGCCCGCAACGTGGCGCGGGATCTTCGCCGCCGCCAGCGCGAACGCATCCGCGCCCAAACCAACCCGGATGGCACGCCCTACGCCCCGCGCAAAGAACAGCGGCTGCGCACCCAGCAAGGCAGCATCAAACGCCGCGCCATGTTCAGCAAACTCTCCACCGCCAAATGGCTCAAGGCCACCGCTCAAGGCGACACCGCCGTAGTGGGCTTCTTCGGCAGCGTCGCCCGCATCGCCGCCACCCACCAGCGTGGCCTCAAAGACCGCGTCACCCGCGACGGCCCCCGCGTGGAGTACGCCCAACGGGAGCTGCTGGGGTTCAGCACTCATGACCGAGAGATGATCATGGATTCTGTGCTTACCCACCTGGACGCACGGTAAACGTGTCAAAAAATACGCCCTACCGTCAAAGGCAGGGCGCTGATCATGTCATCCAGGAGAAAAAGTAGCCGTTAGGTGAGGTCGCTTAGCTCGACATCCAGCGCATTGGCAATGCGGGTCAGCACACTCAACGAGCCGCTCTTTTTTCCTGACTCTATTTCGGAAAGATACCCTTGGCTGATCCCTGCTTTTTCCGCCAGCTCACCTGCACGTAGGCCACGGTATTCGCGGTACACCTTCACAGGTGCCACGCCGTCCAGCAGTGCATCCACAACCGATTCAGGAAATGACTCTTCACCACGTGCCACCACCGCGTTGGCAGCGTCAATATCGTCCTGGTCTTCCAGCCGCGCAAGCAACGCTTGGTACTCCTGCTCGGGCAGTACCACCAACCGCTCGCCAGTGGGCGTTTGAATAATTTGAGGTACGCTCATGCTGCCTCCTGTTAATTGTCTGGTGCGTTATTGGTAAACACCTCCACGGGCACCGATGTCAATGATGTCTAGCACATCGCCACCCTCGTCGATGATCACCCGCCAGTCGCCTACCCGCAGGCGAATATAATCGCTACCCTTCAAGGCCTTCACATTATTGCGTTGGCTTTCCGGGTCTTCCGCATAGGCCTTGATTTTGCCTTGTATGCGCTTCGACTCTGGCCGCGGCATTCGCTGCAACACCTTCAACGCGCTTTTACGGTAAGTGATCGTCTTCATTGCCACTATTATAGCTAACAGCGAATTATCAGCAAACAATTTTAGCTTTCAGCTAAAATCAACCTATCATCCCCGCCTGCCTCTTCAGTGTAAACCGCCCCATTCACACCCGCCGCCGCTTCGCCTTCGCCCAACGCCGCCGCAGGATAGCGGCTATGAACAACGTCTCGAACATCGCGGAACTCCTCCGCCTGCTGCACAACCTGATCCGCCTCGGCACCATCGCCGAGGTGGACCACCACGCTGCCCGTGTGCGCGTCAAAACCGGCGAGCTTTTAACCGATTGGCTGCCCTGGTTGGAAGGCCGCGCAGGCACCACGCGGGATTGGGACCCGCCCACCCAAGGCGAGCAAGTCATCCTCTTTTCCCCCGGCGGCGACCCCGCTGCCGGGGTAGTGCTGTGCGGGCTGTGCTCCAACGCGCACCCCGCCCCGGCGGAAGTTGCCACGCTGTGGCGCAGGCTCTTCCCCGATGAAGGGCTGTTCGAGTACGACCACGCCAACAGCGTGCTGCGCATTCGCCTGCCCGGTGCCATCGAAATCAGCGCCCCCGGCGGCACCACCTGGCAAGGCAACATCCAGCACACCGGCGAACTCAACCGGGAAGGCGGCTACCAGCAGCAAGGCGGCGGCCTGACTCACAACGGCAAAAACGTGGGGCACGACCACGCCCATAGCGGCATTCAGCCCGGCCCCGCCAACACCCAGGGGCCAGTGTAATGGCAGGCATGAACGCACACACCGGCCGCCAGTTGGATTCGCTGGCCCATATCCAGCAATCGGTGGCGGACATTCTCACCACGCCCATTGGCTCCCGGGTGATGCGCCGGGAGTACGGATCTCTGCTGCCGGAACTGATCGACCAACCATTGAACGGCCCCACCGCCCTGCGCGCCTACGCCGCCACGGTGGTGGCGCTAATGAAGTGGGAACCGCGCATTCGCGTGCAGCAAGTCACTCGGCAGGTTTCCACCCAGCACCCCGGCCGGTTCGATCTGATCATCACCGCTCAGCGCGTGGATAACGGCGAACGCGTCAGCCTGGCCGTGCCGCTCAGGGGGAAAGTATGAGCAGTCCTATCGATCTTTCTCGGCTACCCGCGCCCAACATCATCGAACCACTTGACTATGAAACCCTCCTAGCCGAACGCAAAGCGCGGCTAATCGCCCTCTACCCGGAAGAGGAACGGGATGCCATTACCGAACTGTTGGCATTGGAATCCGAACCGCTGGTCAAGCTACTGGAAGAAAACGCCTATCGCGAGCTCGTGTTGCGTCAGCGCATTAACGAAGCGGCCAAAGCGGTCATGCTGGCCTATGCCAATGACGCCGACCTGGAACATCTCGGGGCGCTATTCGAAGTAGGCCGCCTGATCACCGACCCCGGCGAACCGGACGCCATGCCCCCGGTACCGCCCACCTATGAAACAAACAGCGAGCTACGCCGACGCATCCAGCTGTCGCTCGATGGGCTTAGCACCGCTGGTCCAGCGCAAGCATATGTGTTTCATGCCCTCTCCGCCGATGGCCGCGTGAAGGATGCCAGCGTCGCAAGTCCTGCCCCCGGCCAGGTCGTGGTGACGGTGCTCGCTCGTGATAATGGAGGCCTTGCCGATGCCGCCGTGCTGGAGGCCGTCAGCCAGGCCATCAATGCCGAAGACGTGCGCCCACTCACCGATCAGGCCAGCGTCCAAGCCGCCGAGATCCTCGACTACGCCCTCGACGCCACGCTCTATCTCTACCCTGGCCCCGACAGCACCGTGGTACTCGCCGAGGCCCGCGCCCAGGCCGAGGCCTACACCACCGAGCAGCACCAGTTGGGGCGTGATGTCACCCTTTCAGGGCTATACGCCGCGCTGCATCGTCCTGGTGTGCAGCGTGTTGAGCTGGCCAGCCCCACTGCATCAGTAACCGTCACCCCGCAGCAGGCGGCGCACTGCAGCGGCATCACGCTGCACGAGGGGGGCATAGATGAGTAACGCCACGCTACTGCCACCCAACACCACGGCACTGGAGCGCCACGCCGCCCAAGTAAACGGGGGTATCAGTGACCTCGATACGCCGCTGCGAGATCTCTGGCGGCCCGACACCTGCCCGGCACACCTGTTGCCCTGGCTGGCCTGGGCGCTGAGCGTAGATGAATGGGACGCTAAGTGGAGCGAGGATCGCCAGCGTCGCGCCATTAGGGCCGCTACTGGCGTGCATCGTCGCAAAGGCACCATTGGCGCGGTGAAGCGCGCCCTGGCGGCCATTGACTACGACGTATCGCTGATTGAGTGGCACCAGGATGAACCGCCAGGCGCGCCCTATACCTTCCGCGCCGAAGCGATCATTGAAGACCGCGGCCTGGACGCCGCCACCCAGGCCGAGATTATCCGCCTGATCAATGCCGCCAAGAATACCCGCAGCCACCTCACCACGCTGCGCCTGATCGGCAGCCTCAAGGGGCAGATCTACCTCGCAGGGTGGGAACAATCTTTCGACGCAGTATCGGTACTACCGCTACAGATCACTGAGGCTGAGGTGCCGCCAACGCCTTATTACCTTGGCGCCACGACGACCGCCTACGACACCACCACGGTACAACCACTATGAGCCAATTCTTTACCCTGCTGACCGCCACCGGCCAAGACCTTCTCACCCAGGCGATGGGCTTCGGCCAACAGATTGAACTGACCACCATGGCCGTGGGGGATGGCAACGGCACCGCCACCTCGCCTACCGAGGCCCAAACCACGCTGAAACGCGAGGTTTACCGCGCAGGCGTCTCCAGCCTGATTGTCGACCCACAGAACCCCCACTGGCTGGTCGCCGAGCTGGTTATCCCCACGGATATTGGTGGCTGGACAATCCGCGAGATCGGCCTGTTCGATGTCAACGGGAACCTGTTCGCAGTGGGAAATTTCCCCGAAACCTATAAGCCAACCCTGACCGATGGCAGTGGCCGCGAGATCACTGTTCGCATGACGATCCAGGTCAGCGACACCGCTTCCGTCACCCTCACCGTCGATCAATCCGTGGTGTTCGCGACCCGTACTTATATCGACAGCAAGATGCAGGCGCACGAACAGAGTCGCAACCATCCCGATGCCACCACCACGGCCAAGGGCTTCGTCGAGATGGCTACTAACGCAGAAGTGATGGCCGGAACCAGCACCTCGCATGCGGTCTCGCCAGCCGGTGCCAAGGCCGCTCTCGACCAACACTCGCAAAGCCGCAACCACCCGGACGCTACGACGACAGCAAAAGGCTTTGTCGAGATGGCCACCAGTGCCGAAGCAGTCGCTGGGACAAGCACCGCGCATGCGGTGACCCCGGCCGGGGTAAAAGCTCACGTTGCTCATCAGCTGGATAGCTACGACAACACCGTGACCGGGCTCATCGACGCATTGCGCCGTGAGCGTAGACAGAAAACCTACTTCATGGGGCAGAACTGATGTCAGGAAAACTCGGCTCGGCGGCATTGGTCGCCGACACCACCACCACGGTCTACACCGTGCCGGCCAGTACCGTGGCCACGCTCAACATCGCCCTGGTGAACCGGGGCACCGACCCGGCCAAGGTGCGCGTAGCCATTACCGATGCAGTCGCCCCTGGCGATGCCGATTGGGTCGAGTACGACGCCACGATCCCGGCAGCCGGTGGCGTGCTGGAACGCACCGCCCTGGTCGCCGGGGCGGGCGAGAACATCATCATTCACAGCGACGTGGGTAGTGTGAGCGCCCGCGTGCATGGATTTGAGGAGGCTGAATAATGGGGCGTTTTGTCGGCAGCAATGGCGGGGCAACGTCGGGCGGGGTGGCATCGTCAGGCGTTTTCTCTGTCGAGCCGGGCGAAGATGTCTTCGGGTTGGGCCGAGTCCGCACCTTCCTTGAGGATGGGCAATTCATCGTTCCGCCGGGCATCACCCGCTTGCGAGTAACAGTTATTGGTGGCGGTGGTGGTGGCGGGCGTTTCAGCGCGACCAACGTCTACGGCGGTGGCGGCGGCGGAGGAGGTGGCGGGACTGCTATCAAGGCATTAGATGTTACGCCAAACACCACATATTCAGTCAGTGTGGGAAAAGGCGGTCTTGGGTCGCCCAATAATTCCACGCTGGACGGTTATGCAGGCGGGACGTCATCGTTTGGCAGCGCAGTTTCTGCAACGGGCGGAGACGGAGGTAAAACCACGACGAGCAAGACAGGAGCTGCCGGAGGCGCAGGAGGCTTAGGGGTTAACGGTGACATCAATCTGCCAGGAGGCGCTGGAGGGAACGGTGGCACTGCGACTAGCACCTATCAAGCCGGGGCCGGTGGTGGTGGTGCGAGCTTTGGTGGCGGCAATGGTGGCAATGGCGCTAATTCGTCTAACACGTCGCAGAACTATGGCAGTGGCGGCGGTGGCGGCACAGGCGGTAATGGTGGCGATGGTATTGCAGGTTCTACTCAAATTCAGGGGTGCGGAGGCGGAAGCGGTGGTTCCGGTGGCACTCATAATCAAGTGGGAAAAAATATTGAAGGCAAAACAGGTGAGTCAATGGCGCCTTATCGCTTCGTGAACCGGCTTATCAATATGACTGCATTTCGTGGCTCAGGCGGCGGCGACGGCAGTGACGCAGGAACTGGCGGCGGCGGTGCGGCTACAGGCAGTTCTGGCAAACCCGGCGGATTATGTGGCGGTGGCGGTGCAGGTAACTCTAGCGGAGGCACTGGAGGCTGGCCAGGAGGCGGCGGTGGTGCCGGTGGCGTTTATGCCGACGTCGGCGCATCGGGTGGTGATGGCACTGTAATCGTGGAGTGGTAACCAATGAGTAACTATGCACACATTCGTAACAACGTGGCCGTCGATGTCAGCGCCGATCCGGCGAGCCAGTTCCATCCCGACATCGCCACCGAGTTCGAGTCGGTACCGGACGAAGTCCAGCGCGGCTGGAGACGCGCCGAAGATGGCACTTGGTCGGCCCCACCCGAGCCAACGCCTATAGAGCCAGCAGAGCCAGAACCCGAGCGCCCCCGCGTTGGCCCAGTCGAATTCAAGCTGCTGTTCACCAGCCCCGAGCGTCTGAAGTTGAAGGAGCTGCGGGCCAGCGATCCAGCCCTCGCTGACTTCTTCGAGATCATTGAAGATCCGCGCCTGCAGTACATTGATCTATCACTCGGTTCCACGGCCGCCGGGGTGGATCACTGTCTATCACTACTCACTAATGCGGAGATCATCGCCGAAAGCGAAGCGGCTACGCGGCGAGAGCAAATCCTTTCAGGTACGTTGCTTTAATCTTCGATAAACAGCCCGCCACCCGGCGGGCTTACTCTGTCAGCCGACGAGCTAAATTGATATACGAAAACAATTCACGTGCAAGCGGTGAGAGTGAGTTCGGGTTCTGCACAGCGCCACTCAAGCCAGGTGAGTCACTAGTTACCAAACTCGTGCGCATTAGCCCGTTGGTAAGAGCCGATAGCATCGTGCTCTCAATTCCTAGAGTGTCTTCGCACTCCTTGATGAACGCTTCGCGGATACTTTCATGATCGCGGCGAAAATCAGCGTCAACATAAATCTGGTGCTGGTGCATCATCAGCAGGATATCGAGTTCAGTCTTGGTGACGCCACTCAATGCACCAACGGCCATTTGCACAAAATCGGGCTTTTCTTCCACGTCGCCCGACTTAATTCCGCCAATCATGGCATCAGCAATGTAGTCGACTACGTCCCTTTCAGAACAAACTTCAAACGCTCTACCCACTCTCATGAACAAGGCAAAGCGCTGATCGCTATCGCACAGCTCCTCTTGGGTCATTCCGTGGACTTCTGCTTTCTGGAGCAATCGATCAAATTTCCAAGCCATATAGCCCTGATAGGCTAAAGCTACGCTCTTAGGTATTAATTCCATTTCATCGACTCCATCCGCATAAGCTTCATGACTACTTTAACCCACTAGCCTGTGAAACCACATTGCGCGAAATTTGCCAGCTACGGCTCGGCGGCAAAGCGGCGGTACTTCAGGCGGAGACGATCGAAGCGGCGGAGGCAGCGGCCAAGGAAGCGATTGAGCAGTTCAATCGGTATCGGCCGTCGAAGGGTTAAGCCATCACACTGAACGAAGAAGACCGCCAGTTGGCGGGCTTCTTTCTGTATTTCTAACCTCACGAACGCACTCTCAAAAGCAAAAAATTGCCGTGGCGGTGGTTAAAAAGGGTGGAGTAAGACCACAAGCGCAAATTGGGGAATCTAGCCCCACCGAAGAGAAACGCCAAGCTGTTATCAATAGCGTTGGAGGCCACGCTAACCACTCCATGCTCTGCACAATGCCTCACCTCAAAATGCTTGTCAGCCCCATGGAGTGAACATTTACGCCAAGCTGGAGAACATGGAAGCCTTCATTGAATCCATAAAGAGTAGCGTCGGCACATCGATTTCCCCTAAGGCCTGGGACAACCTAATCGTTGCCCACCTCAATCAGAAAGCCAGTCAACGCAATAGAACACACTCGTCCTAGATCTGGACATTTAGCTTCGTGAGCGCTGTGTAAACCCTTTACATCGCCTAAAACCGCTACCAAATCAGGGAGGCGGTTTTTTTGTGTCTGGGTAAAGCGCTGGGCAATGGCTGTCCATAACCTGTGGATGAAAAAATACCATATATGCTTGAATTGATTTTATCGTGGTCTATATATAGTGTTGCAGATTACAAGCGAGATCGGAGGATGACATGCGCCTTCCTCATCAAGCTAGTAGCAAGTGGGAACAAGCAAAACAGTAAGCCATTGATTTTTCTATATAGGGGTTATACGGATCAAAAAAGCTGCCCATATAGCAAAAAGACATGGCTATAATTCCCAGTAATGCACTGTAGGATATGGAATCACTAACTAAGCGAGGTAGACCATCTGGACAGAAAGCAGATAGTTAAAACGAAGAAAGCCCCGATCTGGGCAGATCAGGGCTTTCGAATGCATCAGGCGTTGGCGCGCCTTCAGCTAAAAGGTACAGAACCTGTGGATAAAGCTAACACAAATAGTGGCAAGCTCAAGGTCATTTTACACAATCTGTGTAAAATAATTTTACTCGACTGTCACTCATCAGCTAGTGAGGTGCGCTTATGATGCGTATCGAATTGCTGGTGTTCGTTGCTGAAATACTTCTCAACTTGACTGATATATTGGCCAATTTGATCGACATCTATCAGACCGTTTGGCCTTACGTACCAATCCCTTGGTAACACCACAAGCCCGCCTCGGCGGGCTTTTTTATGCCTGCTCCCGTCCCACCATGTAAACCACCCCACTTACACCCACCACCGCTACCACCCTCCCCCAAGCCCCCGCACGATACCTGCGTGAATTCACCCTTTTCGTTACCCGAACAGTGAACCTGCGCAGGAGCCACCATGGCACTCGATCAATACCACCACGGCGTGCGCGTTGCGGAAGTCAACGACGGCACGCGTACTATCCGCACCGTCTCCACGGCGGTGATTGGCGTGGTCTGCACCGCCTCAGATGCGGACGCCACCACCTTCCCCCTCAACCAGCCCGCCCTAGTCACCAATGTGGATACCGCCATTGGCAAAGCGGGCACCCAAGGCACGCTGAAAGACACCCTCACCGCCATTGGCCAGCAGGCCAAGCCCATCATTGTGGTGGTGCGGGTAGAAGAAGGCATAGACGACGAAACCACCACCGCCAACGTGATTGGCACCACCACCGAGCTAGGCCAGCGCACCGGGCTGCAGGCACTGCTGACCGCCAAGCAGAAGCTGGGCGTCACGCCGCGCATTATCGGCGTGCCTTACCTGGATACCCAGCCGGTGGCCACCGCGATGGTCTCGGTGCTGCAGCAGCTGCGCGCCTTTGGCTACGTGTACGCCCACGGCTGCGAGACCCTCACCGACGTGCTGGCCTACCGCGATCAGTTCGGCGCCCGCGAGCTGATGGTGCTCTGGCCCCAGTGGCAGGCGTTCGATACCGACGACGCGCAAACGCGGGATATCAGCCCCGTGGCCATCGCCCTGGGCCTGCGCGCCAAGCTCGACCAAACCGTGGGCTGGCACAAAACCCTGAGTAACGTGGCGGTGAACGGCGTCACCGGCATCAGCAAAGACGTGTTCTGGGA